CTTCAGCTCGCCTAAAAAAATAACGAATGTAGTTTTTATCTGTTGCGGCAGGTGAAACAGCGTGATGACCGCCTGCAAAGTCTACGGTTACGCCATTAGAATGATCTAAAAAAAATGCTCCAGCATTACTAGTGCGTTCTTCATCGCTGGAATTTGTTAAGAGATCACCTCCACCTGATTGGCCTCTTAGCCTATCTCCCAGTACCGTCGCGCTAGCAGCTCTGCTTCTATATATAGTAGTATCTACGTTAAAACCTGTAGGAATAAAGGTGTCGGCACCTTCTCCGGGTGATTTAGCTTGGAGCGTAAACAAATCAGTAGCCGCAAACTCTTCTGCTGGCTTGTGGGGTCTGCGGATGGCTACGTAGACAAATGTTGAATTAGCACTACCAGTAACACCGTTACCATTACCACCAAACCCAGTGCTATTTACATATTCAGAATCAGCACTAGATAAAGTTCCTTCTGCATTAGCACTATCAGGTCTTAAATATTTTCCACCCGCAGTGCCTTCTGCAAGAAAACCACGCATATTGTCTAAAAGATTCCACGAGCCTGAACCACTACTTCTTTTTATCAGCACCCATTGTGGTTCAAATCCAAGACTCTCATAAAAAACAGCATTACTATCCGTAGTAAAGCTCCCGCACTTAATAATGGCCTCGTCACTGCCTGTGCCAAACTCTTGTTCGTCGTGGGCAAATAAGTAAGCTACGTGTGACCCTCCATTTCTATTGTTTTCATTCTGCCCGCCTACTGTAAACACTGTTGAGGTTGGTGCGGTATTGTTCCAGCTGCCATCCCACGTAGTGGCGGCGGTGGTGTTGTCTAAATAAAGATTCTTAGTTCCGCCTAGAGATCTGTGATAAACAGGCCAATAGTTCGTGGTTCCTAATTCTTTAATAATTATTAGACCGGGAACAGAGCCTAGATTGTGTGCTATTTCTCTACCGTTTGTTGCGTTACCCGTATAGGTAACAATGTCAAAAAACTTTTCTTGCTTGCGGAATGTCCACGAGCATATGTCGTCACCGTTCCCGTTTTCTGACCCACCGTAGCCGGTGCCTGTTTCAAAGCCAGTATTACCAGCAGACCTAAAAGTTACCTGTTGCGCGCCTGTTGCACTTAATTGCACGCCTGTGGAATCAGAGAATATTACTTTGCCTGCACCTCTTTCAGTGTCATATAAGCAATTGTTATCACCACCCGATCTATTTTTAAACCAGACCAGACCGCCTTCGTCAGCAAGAGCAATCCCATTGTCTATGACTTGATTTACACCAGTACCTTCATACAAAAACGTAGAAAACAAATCGTCAACGTAGGTGGCTGAACCTTTAGCGCCAGAGGCCGCAAGTAGTTTTAGCGCAGAATTACTCATTAGGCCATCGCCTGCCCAGCAGTAAAGCCGTAATAAGTAGTACCGCCATCCCTAGTAAAAAACACAAACACATCTACACCGTCGTTTGTTGCGGTTAGGGTTGGGGCTGTAGCCGCCGCCCAATCAACACTTGAGGGCCATGTAATTACTCTGGCCGAACTACCTTGAATAATCTTTAAAACAAAAAATGAAGCCGTGTTGTTTGCACCGGAATTACTAAATGTATAGGTAACATTTTCAGTAAGGTCATGCTCGAACACATTACCAAGCCGCAAGTTAATTGTTGCAGCATTAGAGCTAGACGTTATTGTATTTACGTCATCTGTCGTTCCAGCATCAAAATTAACAACGCCATTAGCATCCGATGTAACAATAGCTGCTGCTTGTGTAAGACCTAAAACATTAGGAAACGCTACTTCATAAGTTGCTGCTGCACTATGCGCTGGCCCCTTAACGGTTACACCGTGTGAGTTGCTTTCACAATTAAATCTAACTGTGCCGGGGTTAGTGTTCCCATAAAACTCTGTAAAACCTTCTCCATTAGGAAACAACTGTATGTTGCCATCAGTGTTAGTTGACTTAACGGCATTAGCATCTATCTGGATATTGTCGACATCTAAACTTCCAAGCGTGCCAACAGAGGTAATTTGGGTCTGTGCGGCATCAACATTTAAAGTGTTGGTGCTAAGGCTAATACCTGTTCCTGCTACTAAAGCGGTTTTAGATACTGCGATTGCGGCACTTGCATTAACATCAGCGTTGACTATGACGCCAGAACCAATAGCTGCTACGCCAGTGTCTGCAATCGTAATGTCTCCAGATACAACGTTGTCAATCCACTTTGATGTGCCGGTGTCGTAAAACAAAAGAGCCGCATCAGCAGGAGAGGTAACGTTAGTATCAGCAAGACCTGCAAGCGTAGCGCCACCTAAGCCTGTTTGTGAGTCTACATAAGCCTTTACAGACTGCTGGCTAGGTATTCCAGTTGCAGAGTTACTACTAAGATCATCTTCATCTACAAATGATTTGCCATCTAAGATGTTGAGTTCTGCGGCAGTAGATGTAACACCATCAAGAATGTTTAGCTCAGCCGCTGTAGCCGTGACAGCACCACCATTCACAGTAAACGTGCCAGAAGCAGATAACGTAGTAAATGATCCAGCCGCAGGCGTTGCTCCGCCAATAACGGCGTTGTCGACCGTACCACCATCTAAGTTGGCGGTTGTAATTGTTCCAAGGTTACTGATGGTTGCACCGCTAAAGTTCACAGTGCCACTAGCAGTCAGGTTGGTAAATGTTCCTGCACCAGCAGATGAGCCACCAATCGTAGCGCCATCTACCGTACCGCCATTAATGTCGGCAGATGTAACCACAAGATTGGTAAATGTACCGGCGGCTGCTGAAGAAGCGCCTATTACAGTTCCATCAATGTTTCCACCGTTAATGTCAGCGGTCGGAATAGTAACTGTGCCAGTAAACGTAGGGCCTGCTGTATCAGACTTAGTAGCTACCGCTGTAGCAATAGCATCAAATTCTGTTTCAAACTCTGCACCGCGAATAACCTTATTGGTGTCACCACCGGCAAGCGTGTCTTTTGCGGCAAAGTCTGTGGTTTTGGTGTAATTAGCCATTGGTTATTCCTAGCAAGAGAAAAGGAAAGGGGGCCTTGCGACCCCCGGTACTCTATTAGGCAGATGGTACTGCCATAACAAAACCAGCTTCAGGACGATACACCTGAACACCGTAGAGGGTGTCAGCGGTGTACAGAGTAGATAAGTACTCTTGCTTGTACTGAGTCTGAGAGCGAACAGCTAACTGCTCTGCCATTACGACAGCATCAGCGTGGAACAACAGCGCGGCACGAGTGTCGACGCTTGATGCAGTGTTATCGCCAGCAGCTTCGATAGTTCGGCAGTTAGCAGAAACGTAAACGTCTACGCCATACAGGTTGCCGATCAAGCCGTTGTTGACAGTTCCACCAGACACAAAGTCAGATGACACGTAACGATCAATACCCATAATCGCATTGCGCGTTGCAGGCGGAATAATCAAGTTACGATTTTCCATCGGTACATTGTTGTCATCCATCTTCTGGATCATGTCGCGGAAAAACGCATCCGTGAACTCGTCACCAGCTACCAGAGTGTCATCAGTGTACTGAGTGGTAGTGCCGTTATCATTAAAGAAACAACCAGTGTGCTGGTAGTCAGTAGCAGCAGGGCTAAATACAACAGCGCCGCCGTCACCAAAACCAGTACCAGCCGCGTGCAGGTCGTTGTCAACCTGTACAGCCAGAGCGTAACCAGCGTCTTCAGTGTAGAACTGACGCAGAGATGACAGAGCCTGTACCTCTACGATGTCCTCGATCAGACGTGAGTACTCAAAGTGCCGGTTAATAGTAACCTGCAGCTCTGACTCGGTGTTTGCAATGATAGTTACCGCAGTATCAGCCGCTTTAGCGTTGGCATCACCACGAGTAGGCTTAGGGATATGAATAACGTCACCTTTCTTGCCAGTCATAGCGAGACGCTTGACAAGGGGTGCCATTTTCAAGTTCTTTTGATATGCAGCAATAATTTCATCTGACCAAATTTCTGGTACAAAAGTTGCCGCTTCTGTTAGCGCAGTATTACCACCTGCACCGGGATAAGTTGCTGTAGCCATGAGTTATCTCCTTTAGGGCTATCGAACTCGACCCTCGGCGTATGCTTGTAAAATTTCGTCTGATAACGAATTGTAGCGCTCTGGGTCGGTTTTCATTAGTTTAATAATGTCAGCACGACGATAGACTTTCCTACGAGATCCTTCTGCTGTACCACGAGCGTTGCCTGTGGTTGCAGACTTTACGGCACTTTTACGGGCTTCTTTTTCAGCTTGAGCCGTTTGCTGAACAACCTGATTACGTTCTTTCCAAAGCGTAAAAAGTTCGTCAGCAGAGTCATAATCGTAACCTTGGTCTGCTTCTACAAACAGTTTAGTTCTAACCCTTGATCCCTTGATCCACTCAGCAAAACTGGTGTTTTGCAAGATACTTTCCATATCAGGGTGTTTAGCCCTAAGTTGTGAAAGAGTAGCTTGTTGACGGTTTTGTTGTGCGTAAGCCTCTGCTTCTCTGATCTTTGGGTGGTTATCAATAGCTCTGTTGACAGCAGTTTTAGGATCAATAAAAAAGTCTGTATCATCTTGATGTTGCTGTTCTTCAGGTGCTGTTTGTGTGTTGAGTTCTGTCTGAATGTAGTTATCAACAACTTTACGTAACTCGCCAACCTCCGTACTCTGTTTGCCTGAAAACTTTTCAAGCTCTTGGTGCATCTGTACAAGTTTTTCTACAGACTTACCTTGGTACTTTTCTGGAATATCAGGTTCTTGTACAGGTTGTTCCTCTTCTTGAGGAGTCTCTACTGTATCCTGTATGTCGAGTTGGTCTGTTGTTTCTAGCTCCTCTTCTGGACGCTCATCAATAATTGTCGCTCTTGACATCACTAAAATTACCCCGCCTTTTTAGGTTATGGAGATTATTATTGGGATTGACTCTCACGAGCTTCCCTTCCTCGTCGCCCAGCTTTTTCGTGTTCTCGCACCCACTTTATGTGTCTTCCGGGGAAGTCACCAGTAGATCCATCAAGAATAAACGGTGTTGCTGAAACGATTTTTGTAGCGTTAGCACCACATCCGCACCTAATGGTTGTGGTATCTTGATCTACAAATTCTTCAAATATGTGTCCGTTAGTACAACGAAAATCGAATACTTTAATCATTATCTTTGTCAAGCTCATCATAATTAGTATTTGTTGTAGACTCTAAATTTAAAATGTATGCTAAGACGTTTAGCTGTCCTTTACGTACATACAAATCATTCGTGTCTTTAGTAGCTTCAACACTATTAATCACTAAAGCGTTCTGTTTTAGTTCTTCAATTAGTTGTTTCCAACCGTCAGTAGAAAACAGGGTGAAGTAATTGTCGTAATACTTTTGTATTTCTTGATCCACTTGAGGCCTCTTAGGTTATCTCTGATTAATAAAATGTACCACAGTACACTATATATTATATCATATATTAGATCAAAAGTCAAGCACTATTTACCTTTTTTGGTAGTTTTTCTCCTTTTGCCCGAGGCAGTAACAGCGTATTTAATTGCCTTTGGGCCTCTTTTTTTGCGTTTTGCGGCTTCTTTCTCTGCTTTGGTCATCTTGGCGGCTACCGCTTTTGGCCTGCAAGCTGGGTAAGGACGTTTAGACCCTTTGGCTTTTTTACGGCCACATTTCTTTCCGGTCTTTATGTCAACCCACTCTTCTTTAAACCATTTAGTTAAACCGCCTTTAGACTTAGGCATAAGTACCACCGCGCTTCTTGTACGTCTTGACCAACCAAGCATTAGCGTACGCACTAGGGTACACATCAAACTTGCGCTTAGCTTCTGCTTTAACCCTAGAGTAAAGAGCCTTGTTCTTTACATTACTAGGTATAGAACTCTTTTTTTTCTTAGGCTTGGTTTTCTTTTTTGCAGTCATTACTTTTTATTCTTCTTTTTCTTTTTAGGCGGCTGTGATTTCACCGTATATTTATTGCTTCCACCGTTTTTATACGCCATTACAACCTCCTATTTACCTTTGTGGACTTTTTGAACTTCAAAGTTTGCAGACTGAGACGCACCCTTGTGGGGCTTATAACCGCCTGCAGGATTTTTCATTAGCTTGTAACTGTTACCGCTTTTCATCCAGTGGTAACCTTTAGGTGCTGATACTTTCATAACGTTTACCAGTTTTTGCAAGACCAGTATCTTGCGGTGAGTTTGCTAGGCTTGTTTGTATCACACCTGTGCCTAGCCCTAAATGACTTACGCCGTGCTGGTTGATCTTTTTTAATCTTCATATTAGCGTCACCAAAGCGTATAGTCTTGGTCTTGTCACCTTCCTTGGCTACTACTACAAACTTCTTGGTTGGGTGGTTAGGAGTCCGCTTCGGTTTGTTGTAACCGCTTACTCCTGCTCGTTCCAGCTTTGGATCCTTTTTCTTTGGCATTAACCCTGTCCTCCAAATTGTTCACTTGGCATTGTAAGGTCTCTAACTGGTCCTTGAGGTCTTTGAACGCTTCGTTGATCTGCTTGAGTAGGCTGTTGAGTTCTGTTTGTGTCATTAGCATTTGGAGTTTTGCCCTGTATTTCTAATTCTTTGAGGTATCTATCTGCAACTTTGAGCCGTCTGTCAAACTCTTTGTCGTCAGAATCTCCTTCTTTGATGTTTTTAGTAACTGCGTTAAGAACATCAATCTCTAGCTCCTGAGGCATAAGTTGTGTTTCTACAGCCAACTTCTGTGCTCTAGCTTGGGATTCTGCTGCTTGTCCTGAAAGCGCTGCTGTTTGACTCTGCTGGAAAGCAATCTGCGCCTGTTGCGCCTGCATAGCCATTTGTTGTGCTTCTGGGTTAGGCTGAGCAGCTTGATTCATTGCTGCAATAAGTTCTTCACGATTACTGAGGTTCATATTGTCGATAATGCTTTGAATCAACACAGGATACAGAGGGCTGTCTTGTTTCATTGTTTGCAGCAGTTGAACAAGCTGGGTTACTTCGTATTCTCTAGCAATAATTCCAAGGGTGCTTGTTGCCGTAAACTTATAATCTGCTACAGGATAGTTCTCAGGATCAAACTGCATATATCGGTGTGCAGCTTTGGTTACGAAAGGTAAAAGGAAAGACTGCTGGAAGTTAATTAAAGTACGCTTATGACGCTTAATAATAGCACCAAGAGACATACTAATGCCAGCAGCGGTTGCTTCATTATTGACTTTTCCTGTAATGCCTGCGGAATCTACTGCTCCAGTTGCTTGTTGCACCATTTGTTGAAGGCTTGCCGCTTGTGCAAAGGTAATTTGACCCACTTGACCAAAGTTAAACGGCTGGAGTACTTCACGAGGGTCTCCATTAGTTAAAATCATCTTGCCGGGGCGAATTTCAGGCTTTGCGCCTCTAGGAAGTCGTGTAGCGTCCACAGCCATCATTGGATGAATTGTTAGGCTCAGGGCGTCAATACGCGCTCTAAGCTCTGTATCTAGTGCTTTCTGGCTGTTGTATCCCTTCTCGCATACTCCACGACCCCAGAAACGTCCGGGTACTACGTCCCACGGGAACGCGACCACAGGGCGGTCTTTCATCATGTATGGGTTGGCTTCTGCTTTAAGAAGAGTACCACCGTTAGCAATTACCACGATTGCCTCGACGTACATAGAGTCTTCTTCTATTTCTACACCTTCTTCTTTTAGAAGCTCACGAGGCACAAGACCGTAGTACTTAGTCAGCCGTACCTTGTCATCATTATAGATAGTAAGGTCTTGATCAGGTTCTAAGTCTGTGTCAGCAACAGCAGACTCAATAAAACCTTCGCGGTACACGCCTTGCTCTTGCAAAAGTTCTACAGAGTGTCTAGACACAAACTCATCAATAGCCACTCCGTAAGCATCATCAACTGAGGTAGCTACGGGGTCTATCAGAAAGTTTTGTGGTAGCACTGGCTTGAGTTTTACAACCACACGATCTTTAACGTTGACACCCACAGCAGTCAACTGACCGTCCATAATAGGCTGAGTGGCCGGAGCCATCTCTTTAATTTCTTCTAGTACAACCTCACCAACCCCAGTACCAAACACTGCTGCGTTAATAAGACACTCTGCTACAGCCTTACGGACCTTACAGACCTCAAAGTCTTCTGTCAGTTTTTTACGTAAATAAGTAATATCCTGACGTTCTTTATCGTTTACATCATCAGTAATATCAAAAAACTTACCACGACCGAACGTAGCTTCTTCTAGCTCTGCAACGTTAGACTCTACAGCCTGTTGCAGCGCAGGAGAAATAATTCTAGAACGTTCAGACCCTCTTTGCGAGTCATGCGGATCCCACTGACCTCGCCACAGCCTATAGTATTCTTCAAATCTTTCTTCGTAGTTTGACTCATAGTAATCTCGCCAATCTTCACACTTTGTCATTACCCACTCTTCCAAGGATTCTTGGATCATCAGCGGGTCTGGACTATAAATTTCTTCTGCCATAGTATTTTCCTTAGATTATTGCTACGCTGTAACCAAGTGTAAAAAACACCACAGAAGAAATTGCGTAGATTCCGTATGTATTAAAAGGACGCCAAACACGTTTGGTACTCATAGATTTTACTAGCTCGTCTGGTAAAGGGTTCATCATTTTAGTAACCTGCTATTACGTCTAATATTTCGTAGTCATCTATTTCGTAATCGTAGTCGTACGCTACTTGTGCTAACTGGTCTATATACGCTAGTGCGTCAACTAAGTCGTCGTGTGTTAGAGTATCTGGAAACTGAAACAGTTGATCTAAGAATCTGCTGTTCCACTCACCTTTGTTTAAGTTAACGTACCCGTTTTCAAACCGTCCCTGCAAAGCCCACATAACCCTGTCAGTTTTCTTTCGGTTACCGTGGCTCAGTTCTTCTACCCTAAAAAATGTTCCGTACCGTTTCATTAGGTCTGTTAGAGGAGACATTACAGCTTGTTTGGCAATTCCTTTTTCAATACCAACACTGACGGGTCTGTAGTCTCTAACGGCCTGAAATATCTTGGTGGCAGTCTCGTCAAGGCTCCACCGCCCATATATAATGTTATCAACGTACCAACCATCAGGACTAACTTTAACAACAGCGATTGCGGTTTCATCTAGTTTAGTGTTCTTCGTCCGTTTTTTGTTTACGTCTTCAAAGCCTGCGAGGTCAACAGCTATGTAGTAGTCACCTTCGTCTGGTTCTTCGCCAAACTGAACCCAGTCCTCTTTGAACATTTCGGAGCCTCTTGCTTCAAACGAGGCCATGAACTCTTGTCGGAAGGCGTAACTCGACATTGACTTCTTTGCTGTATCAATTTCGTCAGGGTCGAGGATGGGGTTGTCATAACTGGTAAAGTGCCACCCCTTGTAAGTTTCATCGTCCCCTATCTCCGCAAATTTGTACAGTTCGTAGAAGTGGTTCCTGCCCATAGGAGTACCTATGAACATCGCTGAACCTTTTTGGTCAGCTAGTGCTGGACGGAGAATCTGCTCCCATACGTCAGGCTTCATGTCTGCGTACTCGTCCATCACGAGAAACTTCAAGGACACACCACGCATTGTCTCTGGCCTGTCGGCTCCTTTGAGACTAATCATGGCCCCGTTGACCAGCCTGATCTGCAGGTTGTTGATATGTGATCCTGCAATCACAGGGTGTCCTAGCTCCATCAGGGTTTGCCACATAATGTCACGGGCTTGTCCCTGAGTAGGCGCAACGTAAAACACTTGCCCTTTGTCGGACTGTAGTGCGTTAATAATTAACATCCAAGCTGCTAGTCTGGACTTTCCTGTCCGTCGTCCTGCAGCCACTACCTTGAACCGTGTCGGATCAGAGTAAACTTCTTGTTGCCACGGCAGTAACTGTACGTTTAAATCAGTCACACACTTTCCAGCTTAAGTAAAACGTCAGTGCTCCTGTCACAAGAGGCAACAACATAAGAACGGTGAGAAAAAACAACATCACATTAGACCCACTGTTTCAAGAGATTGCATAAACTCTTTGGGATTTTTAAACCTGTAAAAAACAACAGGTACTGCCCTCCTTCCTGTCATTCGCTCTACCATTTCCCATCCAGCAGGACCGGGAGGCATACAAATGTACTCGTGTTCTATATCCAGTTCTTCTAGTTTTTCTAGGATAGCTTCACAACCGTGACACCAATCGGCCCCAAGAACTGTAATCATATTAGTATAACCAAGAAACTGGGGTTGTTCCCCTCGTATCTACGTGAATAAAAGTACTAGCGACACCTAAACCCGTAAAACCTAGCTCTAAAGCGTTCTTTATAATCGTGTACCGCTCTGATGCGTTATTTACTTTTATATCAGCCGCCAAGCCTTGCGCGTGGGTTCCGGGTACATCTTTCTTTGCTTCAATAGGGTGGGTTAGACTACGATAGCCACTAGTAATAATAAAAGGAAAAGCACAACGATGTCTGAGTTCATCTACTAACTCCATAAACTCAGGTTCCATCTGGTTTTCACCAGTGTGCTGACAGTTAAACTCGTCTACCGTAAAGTACCTCATTTCTTCTTATTTGTTTTCTTTTTTGTATTAGACTCGCCTAGTGTCTTTGCAGCCCTAGTTACATCGTTATTGTAGGCACGCTCACAGTGGCCGTCATCAAACACAAAGTTAATAGATGAGTTCATCCACGCCCAAGCCTTAAACTTGTCCTTGAGCCTGTAGGAGCGTCCTGAGACGGACTCGTTAGCGTTGTCACCGAAGAAAACAGCTACGTTAACTAACTGAGAAGTAGCATCACCTACCCGTACAACGTAGTCCAGAGCTTCTTTCAGTGCTACATCAACCTTATTCTGTGACATCAACTGCTTCTCCATCAATAGTTTCTCCCTCTTGAGGGCTTGTAAAAACTTCTGTAGCTCCAACGCCAGTAATGTTGATCTGTATTGCACTTCTCCCTGCATCTTTTACAACTTCCTTTTCAAATGCGCCTACTGGCAGAATACGATCCATTACTAGTTTCCACGCAGCAGCTTGATTCTTGTGGTCGTGGTCTAGTGCAGCTTCAAATATAGTCTCTAGTACCTTAATTGACTTAGGTGAGGCTAACATTCTAGCCTTGTACTCATTAATTATAGAAGCATCACCTTTAGGTCTGCCTACTTTACCACGGGTTCCTGCTGTCTTTTCTACAATTTCACCCTTTCGTGGCCTACCTCTGCCTCTCTTTTTGGGTGTCTCTTCAGACATTATCCAGTATCCTTGTGTTTTACATCAGTTCGCATGAGTCCCCTGCCTAGGTGTAACAGATGAGGGGATCTATACGAACAGTTTAGTAGTTAACTAAGTTCCCTCACCTGCACTACTAAATACAACCTAGTATCTGCTTATTATTTTACCATACTTTTATTCAAAAGTCAAGTCTTTTTTTATCTTATTTATTACTGTAGTCCCGCCCCCCGGTAAACATGAGGTAAAACAAAAGGTTAGCTAGTGTATAAATTATGTTATTTTTACGTAGTTTTTCTAAAATTAACCTCTAGTAAACTTGGGTGGCAACTACAATAATAAAACATAGGTCAATACCTGCCCCCGTGTCAAAATTAAGGCCCACCTAAGTTATCCACAGGTTGCACACAAGCGCAAAGTTATCCACAAGGCCACAACATTGGCACACATCTTGCTAATGCAATACTCGTGCCAACCTGAGAAGTTTCCAAAGCTGGCACTATTCTTGCATGGGCAAAACCTGTGCCAACATTGGGTGCTGTAACCTGTGAATATTTACGTTGACACAAGTGTGTGGACCAGTGTAGGACCCTCAGGCTATACACCAGCATACAACAGGCTAGGTTGTCAATGGTAATATTTACGTGACAACACGGAGTAAACTATGGTAGGGCTTTCTGGCAATCGCAAGCATACAACACACTGAGCTGTCAACAGTTTGTCCCAGGGAATTATGTGTAATATTACCGCTTGCAAATAGGGCCGCACTAGTCCATAGTTACCCCATCGACAACGCAACACAACAGAGGCAACACACTATGAACATTATGTATAAAGAAGATCGCGACAACATCGCAACACTGATAAACACAATTATGGTAGATGACATAATGCGACAAGAGATGCGAACACAACGCAACACAGATAGGGCGTGGTATTATATGCAACAAGGTTACAAGCATACCATAGAGCTTGCAGATACTTACGGCATCGAATTGCCTACGCTAAAACATGCAAGAGAATTCCTTAAAGCAGTGGAGGCCTAAGGCTATGCAAAAGATTATAGGTAAATACTATGCTGAATACGATCACGAGACTAGACTTTGGTCTATCCTGAGGCGTGAGGTAGGCCACCCGTTTATTAGGTACCCTGTACTGGTAAAGATTTGGTTCCCTCGTTGGGTATCCAGCGCCCTGTTAAACAGAGGTCTGAGGCTATGAGAAACGAAGCATACTTAGCATTACTAATTGTGTCGGTACTGACAGCGACACTTATACTTTCTGCATGGGCTGGTGCATTCTCACTAGCCACGACACCACATTTATAACGGGGTTTACAAATGAACATGACTGATATATTCTGGCTTTGGATCATAGGATCTCTTATAGCGGTCTTTTGGATAACGATTAACGAGGAGGCTTAGGGCTATGAACAGGTACGGACTACACGAGACACCAGTACAGTTAGATTGCGAGTGGGCTACCATTGACGCTGTGATACACTGGGAGTTAACCTGTGACGACTTCAGGGATGTATTCGAGATCCTTAAGATCAGCATAGGCTCGCAGGACTTGCGCGAAGGGTGGAACATTGACTATTTCGAGGGTATCATACAGGATGAGATTGATAACGGAGATACTTAAACATGAGTACACTATACCCAGACCAGTTAAAAAAGGACGTATATTATACAGCTAGCGACTTATGTAGCTGGGTTCGCAGAGAGTGGCTTGTAGATTACCCTTCTTGGGTCGTCGCAGTGTTGAAAAACGGGCGGACGGTGTGCGTGGCAAACGTAGACATTGAACACGCAGAGGGGGACAGATGAACATATTTTACCTAGACCGTGACCCACACGAGGCCGCGAGGTTACAGTGTGATCGTCACGTGGTAAAGATGATCCTAGAGACTGCACAATTACTGTCAACGGCTCATAACGAGTTAGACGGTGGGCAGATAGCATACAAAAGCACCCACAAAAACCACCCTTCAGCGGTCTGGGTGCGGTCTAGTGCTAACGCTTACGTCTGGGCATGGCACCACCTGAAAGCCCTTGGATGCGAGTACGAGCGACGTTATCAAAAGGTACATAAGACTATAGGTGAACACTTAGAAGCTCTCTGTGGGCTTCCTGTGGCCTTACAGAGCGATGTGTCACCCTTTGTAGACCCTCCGCAGTGTATGCCGGACGAATGCAAGAGGGTTGACCCTGTAACAGGATATCAGGTATACTATAACTTTAAGGCTGACGATTGGGACGCTAGGGGCATCCCTATGAAATGGTATGGACAGGAGGCGGTATGATGGAACCAGACTTAACACACGAGCAGATGATACAGGATATATCAGAGTTTGAGCTAAACTTCATAGACTTTGCAACGGTGGTGTCTATGGCTAGGACTGTGATACGTAAGCGGTACAGAGACATGAGCTACAACGAGCTATGCAAAGCATATGCACAAGTCTTCGGGCCGGAGTATGACGGATGACGAGCAAGCGTACGGACTGGATTATAGCTACGATAGTGTGTATATTGTTACCGCCTGTTTTACCTATGACATTGTTGGCAGTACTGGTGTTATCAATATCTAACGGATTCAAAAGAGAAGGAGGTAAAACGGATGAGGTGTAAGGCGTGTGACGTGATCTTAGATGATCTGGAGGCAGTAAAGAAGGACGTTAGAGGACTACATTACGATCTCTGTAGCGAATGTCTAACAGTCTCTATTGCTACTCACTGGGAACTAGAAAACTCTGAGTCAATAGATAATGACGGCAGTATTTTACAAGATGAAGTCTTGCAATTACAGGAGAACTATGATAGTATATACTTAAGTATTACTAAAGAGTAAGCTTTAGAAGAAAGTAAGGTAGTACTACATTAGTACTACCTTAGAAACTTAAGTTGTCGAGGGTTGCAATCAGAGGAGGAGTGTGGTATACTATAGGTGTACTTGCGAGTACAGTTAATTAACTAACGGAGATTATTCCATATGTCAAGCCAAGTTATCGAAGGAACAGTAAACTTTAGCAACGTCACGCAACACGACGTGTACCAAGGTCAGTCTACTGGTTCATTTAGTATGACCATAACCATGTCAGAAGACGACGCCAGTGCTTTGTCTTCAAACGGTGTGAAGATCAAGGACTACGAAGGCAACAAGCAACGCAAGTTTAAGTCAAAGTACGATATTGCACTGTTTGACGCTGAGGGTAACAAGTACAGCGGAGAGGTTCCGTATAACTCCCGTGTGCGTTTGAAGTTTAAGACAGGCCCAGCACACCCAGTACACGGTACGCCTACGTATCTGGAAGCAGTCAAGGTTCTGGAGGAGGCTGATGCCCCTGAAGGAATGGCTGATTTCTGATGGGTGATAAATTCTTATACCACGAGGAATGTCCCAAGTGTGGTAGTAAGGATAACATGGCGGTCTACTCTAACGGTGGCCGCCACTGTTTCACACCAGACTGCGGGTATCACGTAAACGGTAACACAGGAGAAGAAACGGAAGTGTCAACACCGAGTAACTTATACATGGGTGGCGTAGTGTCTGCCATACCTGACAGGAGGCTGTCGGAGGGTACGTGTAAGCGTTACCAAGTGACAGTAGAGTACGCTCCTGACGGTACGATTGATGCACACTACTACCCTTACTTTGACAAGGACACTGGCGAGGTAGTAGGCGCTAAGAAGCGTGTGGTAAAGACAAAGCAATTTAGTGCTTCAGGCAACCACAGTAATGTAGGCTTGTTCGGTCAGAAGCATTGCAGAGGCACAGGTAAGTACCTCGTGATAACTGAGGGCGAGTTAGACGCTATGTCTGTCTACGAGATGTTTGGACAGAAGTACGACGTAGTATCGCTACGGACAGGAGCGTCTAGCGCATCTAAGGAGATCAAGCAGAACCTAGAGTGGCTAGAGGGTTACGAGAACGTGGTCATTTGTTTTGACCAAGACAAGGCTGGAGAGTTAGCGTTAGAGCAGGTCAAGGATCTCTTTAGCCCTAACAAGCTTAAGATATGTAAGCTCCCTCTGAAGGACGCCAGTGAAATGCTCATGGCTAACAGGGTGCAAGAGTTTACACAGGCATTCTGGGACTCAGCAGTGTACAGACCTGACGGTATTGTGGCTGGAACTGAGACTTGGGATAAGCTAGTAGCCAAGCGCCAAGTGAAGAGCATACCGTACCCTTGGGATGGCCTAAACGAAATAACAAGGGGGCACAGGCCGTATGAACTCGTCACTATCACCAGCGGCAGTGGTATGGGAAAGTCCCAGTTTATACGAGAACTTGAGTACGATCTACTGCAAAGAACTGAATCCAACATTGGTGTACTTGCACTGGAGGAGGACGTTGCAACAACAGCACTGGGAATCATGTCGGTGGCATCCTCTAGGCGACTACACTTGGAAGAAGATTCACCTGTCGATGACCTTAGACCGCACTGGGAAGCAACAATGGGGTCAGGTCGTTACTATCTTTTCGACCACTGGGGGTCAGCATCAGCGGACGAGTTACTATCACGAGTCAGGCACATGGCAAAGGCTTGCGACTGCCGGTACATCATCCTCGACCACTTATCAATCGTCGTTTCTTCTCAAGAAAACGGAGATGAACGGAAAGCCATTGACGAAATAATGACCAAGCTGCGGACACTGGTGGCTGAGACAGGGATCAGTTTGTTCCTAGTGTCACACCTACGTCGTAGCTCTGGCACTGCTCACGAGGACGGTGGACGTATCAGTCTACAGGACTTACGGGGTAGCCAGAGTATCGCCCAGTTGTCTGATATGGTCATAGGTATGGAGCGTGACCAACAGAACCCAGATGAGGACATAAGGAACACAACGACTGTACGTATCCTTAAGAATCGTTACTCTGGTGAAACTGGCCCCGCTTGCTGGCTACGTTACGATAAGCTTACAGGACGCATCCACGAGTGCGCTAACCCCACGCCACCGGAGACAGAGTTTTGAGCCTAGTCTTCTGTGACATAGAAACTGACGGGCTAAACCCTAGCGTTATCTGGTGTGCTGTCTGTCTACACAACGGAGAATCAGAGGTAATATGTAATGAGCAAGATTTCAAAGAATATGTATCGCGTAAAGCGCCGGTTACGTTCGTATTCCACAACGGAGTTGGCTTTGATGTTCCTGTGGTCGAGCGTCTTTGGTCTTTTACTTTTGACAGGAGCATGGTCACTGACACTCTGATCTTGTCACGCTTGGCTGACCCTAGTCGGTCTGGTGGACACTCTCTAAGGAACTGGGGAAACATCCTAGGCTACGCTAAGGGCGACTACGAGGATTGGTCACAGTTGACACCTGAGATGATTGACTACTGCATCAGGGACACTAAGGTTACACAGGAAGTGTACAAGCGACTAATGGTTGAACTGTCGGACTTCTCGCAACAGTGCATTGATCTAGAACACGAGGTACAGTGGATCATACAGGAGCAGGTAAACAACGGGTGGCTACTAGATCAGCGTTTGTGCCACACGTTGTGCGCTAGGTTCAAGGAGAGTATGTATGCTATTGAGGATGAACTCCAGAAAGTGTTCCCGCCTATTGTCGAGGAAAGGGTGTCAGAAAAGACAGGCAAGCGCCTTAAGGATAAGGTTACGATCTTCAATCCCGGCTCACGCCAACAAGTTGCAGAAAGACTTGAGGCTAAGGGTGCTGTATGGTCGGAACTCACGCCCAGCGGTAGGCCGCAGGTGGACGAAAAGACCCTTGAGGAAAACAAACACGTACCGGAGGCTGTTCGGGTCTTAGAGTACCTCTTGTTACAGAAGCGGTACGCACAGGTATCGTCTTGGCTAGAACACGTACAGGACGACGGCAGGGTACACGGTAGGGTTACAACAAACGGAGCAGTCACAGGACGTATGACGCACCAGACCCCTAACATGGCACAGGTGCCTTCAGTTAACTCGCAGTACGGTAAGGAGTGTAGAGACTGCTGGATAGTACCTGAGGATCGTAAGCTGGTAGGTGTTGATGCCAGTGGACTGGAGTTACGTATGTTAGCTCACTACATGGACGATGAGGAGTTTACTAGTGTCCTACTTAGAGAAGATATTCACACCAGAAATCAAGTTGCTGCGGGACTTGCAACAAGACCTCAGGCAAAGACTTTCATCTACGCTTTCCTCTACGGAGCAGGGGACGCTAAACTTGGAAGCATCGTCGGAGGAACTGCAAAAGATGGCAGTAAGCTTAGGGGGCGCTTTCTACGAAATACACCTGCTCTTGAAACTCTACGAGAACGAGTTGGACAAGCGTCTAGGAAAGGCTTCCTCGTCGGAATTGACGGACGTAAGCTCTGGGTCAGATCAGAACATAGTGCATTAAATACACTGCTACAGGCCGCTGGTGCTATCGTTATGAAGAGGGCTTTGGTTCTCTTAGATGACTACGCTACCCAGCACAAGATTGACTATAGATTCGTAGGAAACGTGCATGATGAAATACAAACGGAGGTTGTCACAGAACAGGCAGGGAAGTTTGGGTGGCTCGCAGTGGAGTGCATCAAGGCGTCGGGTCTATCATTCGACCTCAGATGCCCACTCGATGGAGAGTATAAAGTTGGACAAACGTGGTCGGATACACACTGATATGGAAACAAAAATATGCTCTAAATGTAAAGAAACAAAAAAATTAATTGAATTCTCTTTGTGTTCTGCAAGTAAAGACGGGAGACAAGATTATTGTAAATCTTGCAAAAGTGAGTTTAATAGAACACACCAGCATAGAAACACAAGTAGAATGTGGGTAAATGGTAAATTTGTTCCTAAGTCACACCCGTTGCACAAACCCGGACGCTACAAGACGTTTACAGACGCAGCTTTTGACAGTCTAGCGAAGTACGAAATGAGCAAAGAGGGACAGGTGTACATCATTACTAACCCTAACTTCTCTGAGTGGATTAAAGTAGGCATGGCAATAGACTCAGAAGACAGACTCAACGGTTACCAAACGTCTTCACCGTTCCGCGATTACTCTTTGTTCACAAGCTGGTCTGTGTCTGACCGACGATCTGCTGAGTCAGAGGCCCACGCTCTACTGGAGAAATCTTTTGACCGCAGAGGCGAGTGGTTCAAGTGCAAACCAGAGCAGGCACATGAAGCTATGGCTGAACTTATGGAGAACCATCAATGAACAAAATATACTCACTGGTAGAGGACATCTACAAAGTAGTCGCCACCAAAGAAGTACCAGAGGACGTGGACCTCTACGAAGAGATAGACCGCTTTGGTGAGAACTGTAAGAAACTTATGTCAAACTTGTTTACAGAGAAGCGTGACGGTCGTAAGTTACGTATGTCTAACATTGGGCGAGATGATCGCTACCTCTGGAACGCCGTGAATAACTCTGACGTACAAGAGGAGATGACCCCTAACACGTATGTTAAGTTTATGTACGGGCATCTGATTGAGGAGATGCTGCTGTTTCTCACTAGGCTTTCAGGACACGAGGTGACAGATGAACAAAAGCAATGTGAAGTTGCAGGTATCAAAGGCTCTATGGACTGCAAAATTGATGGTGTTGTCACTGATGTTAAAAGCACTTCCACTTTTGGGTTTAAAAAATTCAAAGACGGAAGTCTCGCTTTTGATGACCCGTTTGGGTACGTTGCTCAAATTAAGGGCTATGCACATTCAGAAGGAGAAACAAAGTTTGGTTGGTTAGCTATGGACAAACAGAACGGACATCTAACTTATCTGATGTACGACTCTGATGACACACAGGCTCCTGTACATGCTAAGATTGGCTACGATATAGAGGAGCATATAGAACGCGTAAAAAAGCTAGTGGAGCAACCAGAGTGGCCGGAGGTGTGTCACGAGGTCGTACCAGACGGAAAAAGTGGCAACCAAAAGTTAGCAGTGGGTTGCTCTTATTGCCAGTACAAGCGCGTATGTTGGTCAGGTCTGCGTACTTTCTTGTACTCAAGTGGTCCAAGGTATTTAACAGAGGTGGTCAATGAGCCGAAAGTCCAAGAAGTATCCTAATGAATTTAGATCAGGGTTTGAATATGACGTATCGAAACAGCTACAACCATACGGCTTTAGCTATGAGCCGTTCCAAGTCCCGTACAGGATCGAACGTAAGTACACACCGGACTTTGTGTACGAAAGGAACGACCAGCAGTACCTCATTGAGTGCAAAGGATACTTCAGATCAGGAGACACCCAGAAGTATCGCTCAGTCTCTAACTGCCTTGGAAGCAATCAAGAACTTATCTTCATACTTATGAAGCCTAACCAAAAAGTAAGCAAAAGTACTAAGAATACAATGGCTCAATGGTGTGACAAACACGAGATTCTATGGTATACTATAGACACACTAAGGGAATTAGTTGATTATGTCACTGACACTAGAAGAAATTAAGGAGAAGATTTTGCATTTGTATGACCCTGACGATCTACTAGAGGCGTTACAGATTTCATCTGAGGAAATACTAGACAGGTTTGAAGACAAACTTATACGCAAGTTAGACGAATTTACAGAGGAACTAGAGGATGAGGTTTATGAGTATTGACAACGCGACACCCGCAGAGTGGGATGAGGTGACAAAACCAGAGAAGAAGTGGATCAAGGTAGACGTAGTTGACAAACCAGAGCATTACAACAAAGGTGGCGTCGAGGCTATTGACTACATCAAGCAGCAACTAGGTGATGACTTTCGTGCTTACTGTGAGGGAAACGTACACAAGTACATTCACAGATACAAGTACAAGAACGGAGTAGAGGATTTACGTAAGGCCCGTGTGTACCTAGAGTGGTTGATAAAGGAAGTTGCCTTATGAAAGTCGTAGAAGGTAGTTTTGGTAAAAGCAAAGATGATAAGGATGAGATTACCACATCAGAGTTTCTATCAGCATTTGTAGTCAAAGCGATGGAACACGAGGAAGAGGGACGCAAGGTAAAGGTTGCAGTTGTGATGTACGAGGACGGTGAAATGTTTGAAGTAGCTTCTAACGAGCAGTACCCTGATGGGGTGTATATGCTGCTACAGATGGCAGGACAAGCAATTATTAACGAAACGCTAGGAGTAACTGAATAGATGGACGCATATCAACAATACATACACAAGTCACGTTACGCACGTTACAACGCAGAAGAGCAACGACGTGAGACTTGGGAAGAGACAGTTAATCGTTATGTTAACTACTGGGTAGACAAAGCAGACTTAAATGACTTTGAAGTATCTGACATCTTCAAGGCCATACACGATCTAGATGTTATGCCCAGCATGAGAGCGTTGATGACAGCAGGGGAAGCACTAGACCGTGACAACGTAGCAGGGTTTAACTGTAGCTACCTACCTATCGACCACCCTAAAGCATTCGATGAGATGATGTACGTACTTATGTGTGGTACTGGTGTAGGCTTCAGTGTTGAGCGACAGTACATAGCC